GTGTTTTAAAAAATTTTTAAAACAAACAGCTTTCGTTCGGAAACAAAACAGCTTTCTTTCAAAACAGCTTTCGGTTACACAAACAGCTTTCATCCTGTTTTACTTCTTTTGCATTTGAACCCGGAAAAAGGGAGTGTGATTTAAAGCGCACCATATATTCGCAAAAGTTGTCGCGATTTCATTTAAACTCATTTTGTGAAATGGATTCTGAGACTATTGACATGTGTGTGAAGTTTCTCAAGATTTCTTTTGGACTTCAGTCCTTGAAGAATCTTGTAAAAGAATTGTTTGGTGGTTCTGAATTGGAAAAGCTTGCCTATGTGCATGCTGCTTTTTTCCATGCCAATGAGATGGCAATTCATTGGAATGCTGACCTTCCTTGGGAGGAAGTGATGTCTTCTAAAAGGATTAAGGAAAGATTTGGCTATGTAAAGAGCCATTTTCTGAGAAATGTTGTCTACAATGCTGATGCCTCTGGTCAGATGATTCGCTACAACACCACTACTTGTGAGCAGTGGTTTTGCTGCAATTTTAATTTGGCATCATATAGTGCAAGCTACAATAGCTTGGTGCCTGAAGAGGGCGGCAGCATGCCAATTAATGAAGAGGCTGAGATCAAAATTGGACAGTCTCTCTTAACTTGTGCTCAGAGTGTTACCAAGGCCATATATGCCAAGTTATCTACTCTAACAACCCGTTCTATCCAAGGTTTCTTGGAGTGCTTACGGGACGCGATTTGTGGAGCTTTTTCTTCATGGCTCCCTTGCATCAGAGGGGCTTTTGCATGGTTTGGCAACATCATAGAGGTTTTGAAGCACTGGGCAGGAGCTGCGCACGAAAAGTTGCACAATTTTTTGGAAGGAATTGAGGAGTGCCTTTACATGGGCTTGGGCTTAGTTGCATCTACATGCATTGTGGCTTTGATTGAAAAATTTCTTGTGACTATGTCGGTCATTAGTGGTCCTTGCGGACGTCCTACTCTCTTCCTTACTTCTGCCATGGCAATCATTTCCTCGACCTACTTGTTGAGTAAAGCCGTGGAAAAGTCTTCTGCTTTTACAATGCTTCTGGGGTTTGTTACTCAGAGTTGTCAGACAGTTCTTGGCTCTCTTTTTGGGAAGTCTGCCAAAGGGTCGGAGGAGGCCCAGGGACAATTCGGTCCATCAGCTATGCTGGAGAGCCTTGCCACGCTTGTCAGTTCGTGGTCAAGCAGTTCTGTTACGGAGATTGGCCGGACCTTTGGAGCCATCTCTCAGATCAAAAATGGAATCATAGCACTTAAGGACATGGCGCTATTTGTTTTTAGTAAATTGTGTGAGATGGCCAGCAAAGTCTTGGGTTTTGAGTCCCAAATATTGGCTGATTTGTCAATAATTCTGGGAGAGAATGTGGCGGATTGGCTTGATGAGTGTGATTGCATGCTTGCATATTTGTTAGAATTTAACTCCAATGCAAGAGATATATTTGACCGGTTGTCCCAACTCATTGAGAAAGGGAAGGCAATACGCATGGGAATTTTACGCACCACTCACAGAGGTCCTTCTCAGGTGCTGAGTTTAGTCACTAAGGCTCTAGACAAATTAACTGAGTTGCATAATTCAGTAATAATGTCAGGGGCAAATTCCACAAGGAAGACACCATTTATGCTCTTTTTCACAGGGAAGTCAGGAGTGGGTAAGACTTCAGTAGTTCAGCGCATGGCAGCAAATTGGTTGCAGCAAGAACAGTTGGGCTCCAATGAAGTTTACTCACGCAATGGTCTAGATCCTTTCTGGTCAGGCTATAAGCGGCAGGCCGTCGTTACCTACGATGATTTTGGGGCCGTCCCAGGAAGTGTTTCGAATGAGGCGGAAATCATTAACGTTGTATCTAGCAATCCTCATTCTGTTATGATGGCGGACTTGAAGGAGAAAGGCATGTACTTCGACTCCCGCTTAATTATCGCTAGCAGCAATTTCTTAGCAGCCAATCCTGAATCTGGAGTGCATGATTCGGAAGCTTATGAGAGGAGGAGGCATGTGGTTGTGCAAGTCTCTCTTAAGGAGGATATGGCGTACGATCCCGGGAACCCCTGCGCTAATCAGAGATACACATTGCTGGAGTCCAAGGCCCCTTTTGCTGAAAAGGCCGTATTTGAGTCCTACGAGGAGCTTTGGTCGCATGTGTACAATGCATTTAAGGCGCATGAAGAGAAGGAGAAATTATTTTTGTCATCTTTGCCTATCCCAGAGAGAAGCGAAAAGGAAGCTTTGCAAGCTCTCATAGGAATTTGTGTTATGACCACTTCCTATGCTCCGAAGGCGGTCATTCAGTACGGAATAGATCATTTGGTGGGATATCATTACCTGATTTCCAGCGCTGAACATGTCTATTTTTGGCATGAGAAAGGGGAAGTAGAAATTGTTCCCATGCATTTGATGAAACTTGATAAGATGGACAAAGCCACTATGGCAAGCACTAGTCTGAAAAGTGCTTTGATGTGCCAGGACATGGCCAAAAACTTTCCAACCTTGAATCCCTTGGCAGTGCTCTATGCAAAGAATATTGTAATAAGGGGTTGGGTTGATGCGAATTTGCAAGCATCGAAAAAGTGTGAAGATTCTTATATGCGTGAGCAGATAGAGTCCTTACCCAAGTGGCAGCGTGCCTACTTGCATGTTTTGAGTGGACACATAGCCAGTAATGAGACGAGAGGTTGGTTTTTGAACTGCCTTGAGGTCACTAAGAGCAATTCGCGAAGTTCCTACATATGGGAGTACAAGAGTTGGCCCATGCCATTGAAATTGGCCCTTGGTTCATTCTTGGCTATTCTGGCTGGGAGTGCAATCTTTTGCTCCTTGCAATCTCTTTGGTCTATCTCCGGAAATGCTTCTTTTGTGGCTGGAGCGGCTTCGATTTTCACTATAGGCTCTGCCACCGCACAAAGTGCTCCACCCAACAAAGATGGTTCAGAGTATACATACAGGAACAAGAAGATTAAAATCAGAAATTGGGAAGGTCAGGGTCCATGCTTTGGAGATTCAGCCTTGTGGATTGCAGAGAATTGCATGGCTACCCTTGTTGTTATGAAGGATAGGGTGCAAGTCTGTATGGCACCAGGAAGGAGTTTTTTAGGAGTCAATCACTTTTTGAGAATGATTCCAAATGGTGTCATGGTGAAACTGGAGACGGGAATGACTGAGACATACTTTGTGTGGGAGAAATCCAAGTTGAAATTGTTTGAGAATTCTGAGATAGCTCTCTACACTTCGTCCAATTTGCCCAAAGCCCCAGATAGTTTGGTGGATAGGTTCCACTTTGATCTGGAAACTTTGCCTAAAACTTTTCCAGCGCAGTTCTTCACGTACAAATTTGACAAAGACATGCAGCAGTATGTTCCTGAACTTGGAGAGCTTTTGTGTAAAAAAGCAGAGAGGGCCCTATGCGTTGTTTCTGGGGAGTACAGAAGAGTGATTTCACACCATTTGACATACAGGAATCCTACTGTAGCCGGAGATTGTGGTGGATTGGTGCTTGCAATTATTGAAGGGAAGTGTAAATTGGTAGGATTGCATGTGGCTTCGGACGGAGAAGAAGGGGCGGCTAGCCCAGTGCCATGGGACCCGGATTTCAAAGTAGCTCAGGGTCAATCTGACTTCTTACTGAGCTACGATGAATGGGCAGTTCCAAAAGTCTTAGGTCCTGGCTGTAAGGCTGTGGGAATCATTTCCCCGGAGCACACAGTGGGTTCTGGTGGAAAGACAAGTTTTCTAGAGACACCAATTGAGTGGCAACTCAATAGACCCTGTGGTAAAATTCCAAGCATTTTAGTCAAAGGAGATGTAAGATTGGCAGGCACAGAAAATGCAGATTATGATCCTTTTGCTGTTGGAATGACTAAATATGCCAAGGAAGCTGGCCCCTTTGAGCCAAATGGCCTTGACAGAGTCTGTGAGTCCATTGCGGAAACGTGGCACGATGCAAGTGATGGTTTCGAATTTGGCCCTGTTGATTTGGAGGCAGCCTTGAATGGAATTGAGAACATGGAGTACTTTGATGCTCTGGTGTTGAGCACTTCTGAAGGGTATCCATACAGACTGGATAGAAAGCCAGGAGAGAAAGGGAAAGCCAGATATGTGGAAGGGGAGCCCGGCAACTTGGAAATCACTGATGAGAGAATTTTAGCGGATATACACTGGTTCGAAGAGATCAGCAAAACTCAGGTTCCTGACTTGTATTGCATTGAATGCGTCAAGGATGAGAGATTGCCAGTTCGGAAGGTAATTAAGGAGCCAAAGAGTCGCTTGTTCACTGTCTTGCCTATGTCGTACAATTTGGCAATAAGGAAGAAATTTTTAAATTTCGTGAGATTTATTATGAAGCGTAGAGATGTACTCCCTTGCCAGGTAGGCATAAATCCTTACTCCAGACAATGGGGAAAGGTGGCTGACAGGTTGCTCGAGAAAGGAAACTCAATTTTATGCTGCGATTACAGTAGATTTGACGGTTTCCTGCCCAAGTGCATAATGGTCAAGATTGCTGAGATGTTTTCAAACATAGTTGGCGAGACAGGAGCTGAAAGAGAGCAAACAAAGAACCTCATGTTGGCCTGTTGCAGTAGGTATGCCATTTGCGGGCGTGTATTGTATCGAGTTGAGAATGGAATCCCATCAGGATTTCCTTTGACTGTCATTGTCAACTCAATTCTCAATGAGATTCTGATCAAATATGCTTACTGGAAGTGTTTTGAGACTGAAAGCTTAATCAGAGACCACTTTGACACATATGTGGCCATGGTTGTTTATGGTGATGACAATTTGATCTCTGTGTCAGAAGCTATATCAAGCAAGTTCAATGGAAACTTTCTAGTCAATTTCATGTGCAACCTTGGCATCAAAGTTACGGATGGCGTGGATAAAACCAAGGTTGGGATTGAGTTTAGAACTATTGAGGATTGTGATTTTCTTAAGAGAAAGTTCAAAGAAAATGCTGATGGGACTTGGTCTGGTGTGATGGCAGAGGAGCATTTGTGGCCACAATTGCATTTTGTTAAAGCGAAGAAGGTGGAAATGAGTGAGGCCTATATCAGCAATTGCAATAACATTCTCAGGGAGCTCTGGCTTGGGAGTCCTGAGAAGGCAGCAGCTTTCAGGCGGGAGGTTATTTCGAAACTCAAATGGGTAGAACCCCAGAGGTTACTGACAATCAGCCAAGTGGCATTGTTTCACAATGAGCAAATGAATGGTGAACATCCCTTTGTGGAGGCCTGTCACCAACTTGAGAATCTGGAACTTATGGCTCCTTTGGAACCTGGCATGCTACCAATCAAGACACAGGAAATAATGCCTGGTTTGTTCGTGGCATCAGAAAAGAACTTCACTGGGAATTTTGATGATTACTTCACCATTTCCATAACCACAAACAGGAAGTTTGAGGATGGAAAAGGATTTCAGATAATTTTTCCCTACGGGGCAGGAAGAGGAGGATTGCCATCTAAAGCTTTCATGGAGCAAAATGTCATCAGGAAAGGTTGTGCCATTCAAAAAGCCTTCAAGCAAGGTTTAGAGAAAGGTAACAAAATGTTGTTCATTTCTCAAAGCTCTGTGATACCAGCTTATGTCTTTGCTATAATGCTTTATCGTTCAGTTGATAGGTTGCCTAGGGCTTTGAGCAATAAGGCACTTACTAGTGCCCTGGGAATTTGTAAGAAATTAAGTTATTTGCCAAAGGACTTCCCGGATCTTTTTTAAAGTTAAATCTATTTTGTTTAGTGTGCTTATTTTAGAGTGCAAGGTTGAAACACCTTTTTCCTCAGGAAAACAGTTTACTTAATAGAGG